TGGCGGGGCGCAACGGACGCTTCGCTGGGCCGGTCGCAAGCCGCAATTGCAGAATCTCCCGTCTCGGTTTGATGACGTATGGGTCGACAACCTGGACGAAGTTCGCCAACTGATCTTCGACGGCAACGACGAATGGATCGAGTTGATGTATGGCGACCCGCTCGATGCGCTCTCGGCATGCGTTCGGACGGCCATCGTTGCACCGGAAGGGAAGATTATCGTCTGCGCTGACTTGAGTTCTATTGAGTCGCGCGGCGTAGCGCTTCTCGCGAAATGCCGGAAGATGATTGAAGTGTTCGACTCCGGCAAGGATATGTATAAGGTCTTTGCATCCGGCCTCTTCGGTATTCCGTATGACGCGGTTACCAAGCATCAGCGCACATTCTGTAAACCTCCGGTGCTGGGAAGCGGCTTCGGCCTGGGTCCGGGTGAAATACTCGGCGAATACCCGCTTGAAGAGCGTACCGGCCTGGTTCGCTATGCCCATGACATGGGTATCGACATGACGGTTGAAGAGACGACCAAGACCACGAAATTCTTCCGAGACGAATACGTCGAGGTTCCGAATTGCTGGTACGCCCTGGAAAATGCGGCGGTCAAGGCTATTCAGACCAAACAGCGTCAACGCGTCGTTGCGAGGCACCCGGTAACGGGCGAATACGATGCTTATCCGCTAGACGTTTGGTTCGATATGGTTGGCCCGTTCCTCCGCATGGAACTGCCTTCCGGTCGATTCCTCTATTATCTGCGTCCGCGTCTGAAAAGCGTCACCCGTAAATCGAAGTTCGGAAAGCCCTATACGAAATACGAAATCAGTTACGAAGGATTCAATCTCAAGAAGAAGTGGACCCGCATTAAGACATATGGCGGCAAGTTCATCGAGAACTTGGTTCAGGCTTGGGCTCGCGATATTATGGCCTTGGGAATGCTTCGGGCAGCCAAACGCGGGTTCATTCTCCTTGGATCAGTGCATGACGAACTCATTGCGCTGGTCAAAGAGGCGTTCGGAGAGCGCGCGGTTAAAATCCTCTGCGACATGCTGACGGCCGAAGCTTCTGATTATGTCGAAGGATGGGATATCGGTATACCGCTCAAAGCAGCGGGCTTCTGTTCACCGTATTACAGGAAATAAGCCATGAACGTTCAAGTCTCCGACAAAGCGTATGCAGGAATAGGATCGAGGGAGACGCCGATTGAAGTGTGCAAGGTTTTCATGCAAGTCGCGAAGGCGCTTTCCGATAAAGGCTACACGCTTCGATCTGGGCACGCGGATGGTGCGGACATGGCATTCGAACGAGGAGCCACTAAGAAGCAGATATTCGTTCCTTGGGAAGGGTTCAACGGGAGCGATTCCCGGTTTTTCTGCATTTCCGAGGGAGCAAAGAAGATAGCGTCGAAATACCATCCGGCGTGGTCACGTTGTTCGCAGGCAGCTCAGAAGCTACATGCACGCAACGTATTTCAGATACTCGGCGAGAAGTTGGACAGCCCCGTCGAATTCGTCTTGTGCTGGACTCTAGGCGGATCAGGAAAAGGAGGTACAGGGCAGGCCATTCGCATTGCCACGGATTACTGCATACCGATAATCGACTTCGGCCGATGGTCGCCCGGTTCCCTGGAAGGCGTCACAGAACTCCGGAAACTTCTCGGCGCCGCAAACCATGGATGAAGCCCAGTTCGATGCCAAACGAGAAAAGTTCCTCAGTCAGATCGACCTTCAAAATGATCCGCTTGAGAAGAAAATTGAGGAAGCCTGGAACAAGATAGCCAAAAAGCAGGGATGGGTTGTTCGCAAGATGAAAAATCGTGACGAGAACTCAGACCCGGATCGCATGTATATGCGCAACGGGGAGATGTTTTTCATTGAGTTCAAACGACGCGGAAAAGTACAGACGGACGCGCAGAAACTCAAAGCGAGAGAAATCATGGAAAAAGGTGGCTTCAAAGTTTACGTCATTGATGTTGTAGATAAGCCTCTTGCCGAGTTGATGTTCTTATGATCCTTGCCGAGAAAGGAGATGTTCCGTTTTTCAAGTACCAACGGGCGGCTTATGAGTTCGCAAAGGACAAAATGAAATGTGCGTTGCTCATGGATATGGGTCTAGGCAAAACCCGTCCTACCGCTGCGCTTATTGCAGACCGTATTTACGAATTCGCCAAGCGGGCTCCGGTTCTCGTAGTAGGACCTAAGCTCGTTATTGAGGATACTTGGCCGGAAGAATTAAAGAAGTGGAAATATACTCGGAACCTCTCTTTTGAAGTATTGAATGGAACGGAACCGCAGATATTTGAGAAGATGGTGAAGCGGGGCGTGGACGTTCATCTCGTTTGCGTCGATCGCATGCACATCCTTCTCAAACGTCGAATGATGCCGAAATACAGCTTGGTCGTACTCGACGAAGGTCAGAAGCTCCGAAACCCGGATACGCGGCGGTGGAAAGCGGCAGAATTGATTACGGCATTCGCGGATTCGATCATCCTACTGACGGGAACCCCGGCACCGAATGGACTTCATCAATTGTGGGCTCCGATGAAACTGCTAGACGGAGGAAAGCGTCTCGGCACCACGCAAAAAGCATTCCTCAGTAAATGGTTTACGGTCGATAATGAAGGTCGTCACATAACGGCCAAGAACAACGCAGCGAAAGAACAGATTCAGAATCGGTTGAAGGATATTTGTTTCACGCTTTTGGCCGAGGACTATCAAACGCTCCCCGAGTTGTTCATCAACGATATCGGCATCGACATGCCGGCAAAACTGTTGAAGACCTACGAAAGGTTTGAGGAAGAGGCCGTCTTATCGCTTCCCGGCGTCGAAGAAAGGTTCACCGCCCTGAATGCGACGTCCCTCTATCAAAAGCTCACGCAATTTTCGAACGGAGCCATCTACGACAAGGAAAAGAAGTGGCATGCCGTTCACGATCTGAAACTAGAGGCGCTGGATCGCGTTATTGACGAAGCATTCGGCGACAACGTATTGATCATTTACCAACACCGATCCGATCTGCAGCGGATACTCGATCGGTACGGGAAGCGCGCGGTATGGCTCAAGGATAAAGCCACCATTGCACGCTGGAAAGCCGGAGAAATAGAGTTAGGGGTAGGTCATCCCGCGAGTATCGGTATTGGCACGAACCTGCAGAGCGGGGGCCGTATCGTGGCGTGGTTCGGTTTGACGTGGAACCTGGAAGACTATCTGCAAACGAACAAACGCATATGGCGTACCGGACAAACGAGACCCGTGATGTTGCATCGGATATTCTGTCGGGCTACCGTAGACGAAATTATCATCAAGTCACTTCGCCGGAAGGACGCAACACAAAGGGAGCTTATGGTTGCCATGAAGCACAACATTGATGCCGTATTGAAGAGGGCTGCCTAAATGTTTTCAGTTTGGGGCGAACTAACCCATGCTGTTTTTTCGGCCATGTGGGTTTCCTTGAAGAAATGGTGGAGAGCAGCCTAATGCGCGATGAAGAGGTTGCCCTGGAAGACGAATTCGATTTCGGATTTACCTTGTCGCGTCTTGCATGGGTTTTCGGCGTTGAACTGAAAGACGTTAAGCGCTTCATGAAGGACGTAGAGCCGGACGATACGCGCAACGGTCAGTCGATATGGAGGATACCCACGGCGGCGCCGTATCTCATGTCGCTTGAAAACGTCGACATTGAACCGCGTCTGCGGAAGATGCGCCCTTCCGACTTGCCACCCTCGCTGCAGAAAGAAGTCTGGACAGCGCTCAATCTGCGGCAGAAATACTACAAGGATCGTGGCGATACCTGGGCGACGGGTCGCGTATATGAAGCCATCACGTCGATCGAGAAAATCGTTCGCAATACGGCGCAGTTGTTCGTCAGTTCGCTCGATGGTCGCATCGAGCTGTCGGCGAAAGTTCGCGATGCCCTGCAGGCCGAGATGGACAAAATGCAGCGCGAGATAAAGGACCGGATCATCGACGAGTTCAGTGACTACGATCCCACAAAAGACCACGGCGATAACTTGGAACTTATTTATGGCAGCAGTCCCGCAGCATTTGACCCATCTTCCGGACGACGCACTGAGATTATTGGGGGCGATGGCGGCGCAGAAGAAGGCGACTCTTGGCTCGATGATTTGTGAGATAACGGAGTCGGCGTTGCAGCCATCTGAGCGTATTTCCGTTTCGGAGTCGGCCGAAAAATATGTTCGATTAAACAATCCGGGATCGTATCAAGGCCCGTGGCAAAATTCGAAAGTACCTTATATGGTGAAGCCGATGGACATACTGGCTTCGCGTGAGAAGGAGGCTGAGATATTCGTCGGACCATCGCAATCCGCCAAGACGGCAAGCTTGGTGCTGAATTGGATGGCGTACACGGTGATGTGCGATCCGATGGATTTCATCCTGTACGAGAAATCCCAAACAGCAGCAAAAGATTTTTCCATGCGACGTGTCGATCGTCTGCATCGCGATTCTCCCGACATTCGGGCAATGATGCTGAATTTCGGAAAATCAGGGGACAACGTTTTCGACAAGCGTTACAAAAACGGCGTGTTGCTCACGCTCTCGTATCCAGCCATTAACGAAATGTCTGGGCGTCCGGTTCCTCGCGTGGCGTTGACCGACTACGACCGCATGAATGACGACGTGGAAGGAGAGGGTTCGCCTTTCGACGTAGCCCGTGCGCGTATCCGGTCATTCAAAAAAGCCGGCAAGATCATGGCCGAGTCGTCGCCCTCGCGGGATCAGCTCGACCCGCATTGGCGAAAGCCAGACATGAACAAGCATCGTGGTCCGCCGTGCGGCGGCATCGTCGGCCTCTACAACCGAGGCGACATGCAACGTTGGTACTGGCCCTGCATGCAATGCGGGATATATTTCGAAGGCAGCTTTATGCACTTGAAATGGCCTGAGTCGAAGGACATTATGGAAAGCGCCGAAGGCTGTTACATGATGTGCCCGACATGCGCTGGCGTGAATACCTTCGATCAGCGCGAGGAAATGAACGGGGAAGGCCGCTGGCTCGGGCCGCACCAATCGGTCGAGAAAGGCAAGGTCATCGGTCGGAGTATTTCCAGCGATATTGCATCGTTTTGGCTCAAGGGTCCGGCCGCGACTTTCGCGACCTGGCCATCGCTCGTGAAGAAGTTCATTGAGGCCACTCAGGATTATGAGTCGACCGGATCGCAACAGGCGCTCAAAACCACGATCAATACGGATCAAGCCGAGGTCTTCACTCCGCACGGTTTGGAGACAGTCACAACGGCCGAGGAACTAATGGGGGAAGCCGTGGAGCTACCCCGGCAGCAGGTCCCCCTCTCGGTGCGCTTCTTGCTGGCTCAAATCGACGTTCAGGGCGGTCACTGGGTCGTCCAGGTTGTCGGGATTCAGCCGTCCGAGGTAGGTTTGCATTTCGACCTGGTTTTCATTGACCGCTTCAAGATCGACAAGTCGGACCGCATCGACGAAAACGGCGATCGAAAAGATACCCGTCCATCTGCCCACCCCGAAGATTGGGACTTGATCAAGAAGTACGTCATGGACAGGCGGTATCCGCTGGAAAACGGTCTCGGCGATATGGGCATTTTCCACACCGTTTGCGATTCAGGCGGTAAAGCCGGCGTGACGACGAACGCGTATGCCTATTACAAAAAACTGAAAAGAACGGGGGACCATCGGAAGTTTATTCTGTATAAGGGCGACCCGCGTACAGAAACACCGCGCGTACATATCGAATTGCCGGATACCAATCGAAAAGACCGATTCGCACAAGCTCGCGGCGAAATCCCCATCATGTTCCTTAATTCGAACGTGTTGAAAGATCAGGCGCATCAAATGCTGATGAGAAAAGAGGTCGGCGGTAGGTGCTTTTTCCCGCAGTGGTTCCCCGAATACTTCTTCAAGGAATTAGTCGCAGAAGTACGTGGTCCTAAAGGCTGGGAAAATCCCCGCAAACTGAGAAACGAGGCGTGGGATTTACTCTATTGTTGTCTCGGTCAATGCTTGCATTTCAGAGTCGATTCGATCGTTTGGGATGCGCCGCCGCCGTGGGCAAAACCATGGCAGGAGAACTTCAACGTTTTGTTGACGACCGGAAACAAAGTTGCCAAACCCGCCGCATCGAAGCAGACTCTAGCGGAACTAGCAGCACAACTTAGTTAGAGAGGCACGGCATGGCCGACACCCTGGAACAGTTGCAAACCAAGCTGCAGCTTGCACAAGACGCCTTTTTCAAGCTCACGACGGGAGGCTTGGCGAGGGTAATGCAGGATCAGAACGGCGAGCGGATCGAGTACAGCGCGGGCAACCTCTCCGCACTCCGCAACCTGATCCTCTCGTTGCAATGGCAGATTGCGCAACTGGGCGGGCCTGCCGTGTCTCTCGGGCCAATGGGCATTATCGCATAGGGGTATTTCCATGAGTTTGAATGCGACGACGAGTGTCGAGCCCCTTGTTTCTGAAAGCAGGGGGCTCATCGTATTCGGGGGGACCGAAAAACAAGCCAATGGCGGTCTCGATGGTGCGGCCCGAATGGACCGCGAAACCTTGTTGTGGAATGCGCCGGATTTGGCTGCGGATGTAGTAGTTAATAAGGCCAAGAAAACCGCAGATGCGCGTACCCGCGATCAGGTAAACAACAACGGTTATATGAGCGGCGGCGTCGAAATCTACAAGGATTCCGTCGTTGGTTCCGAATACCGTTTGATGGCCGAACCGAATTACAAAGCATTGGGTCTCGACGAGGTATGGGCCAATGAGTTCAAGGAAGCCGCCGAAATCAAATGGCGGCTTTATGCCGAGAGCCAAGAATGCTGGGCGGACGCTTCCCGTCGAATGTCAGCGACGGAAATCATTCGCCTGAATATCGGCGTGTTCTGCGCGACGGGCGAATACCTCGTGGCATCCGAATGGTTGGACAAGGATCGCACTCGTCCGTACAAGACGGCGTTCAACACCATCGACGTTGCGCGATTGAGCAATCCGCGCGCAACCATGGACACGCGATACCTTCGTCGCGGCGTCGTCATCAACGACTTCCAGGAAGAAATCGGATACTGGATTCGCACGGCCTACGAAAACAGTCCGTACCGAGAAGACGCCGCCGCGCAGTGGAAATACATCGCCGCCCGCAAGCCTTGGGGCCGGAAGATGATGTTCCACTGCGCGGATATCCGCCGTCCGGAGCAGACGCGTGCAGTCTCGCGCATGGTCAGCGTGTTGAAAGAAATGCGGATGACCGAGAAATTCCAGGATATCGTCCTGCAAAACGCCATCACCAACGCAACGTATGCTGCGGCGATCGAGTCGGAACTGCCGCGCGATATCGTTTATGCGCAGCTCGGGGAAATGGGTTCGTCGCCCAGCGGCTCGCCGATTGGTGCGGGTCCGCTCATCGACTACATCACGTCCTTCCTCGCGGCGGCGAACGAATTCCAGGGCGGCAGCAAGAACCTCGCGCTGGATGGCGTCAAAATTCCGCATCTGCTTCCGGGCACCAAGTTGAACCTCATGCCTGCCGGCAACCCTGGCGGTGTGGGCACGAATTTCGAATCATCGTTTCTGCGGCACGTTGCGCGTGGCTTGGGCATTTCCTACGAAGAGTTCTCCGGCAATTTCGCGGAAACCAACTACTCGGGAGCCCGTGCCGCGATGGCAACGACTGAGCGGTCGATGCGTACCGTCAAGCGCATCGCGGCGGACCGCTTGGCGAGCGAGATGTACTCCAACCTCCTGGAAGAGGAAATCAATCGCAAGAATACCGATCTGCCGTTGCCCCGCGATGCGCGCAACAATTTCTACACCGGAATGAACAAGGCGGCATATACGCAATGCCGTTGGATCGGCAGCGCACGCGCGCAGCTCGACGAAGTGAAGGAGACCCAAGCGGCGGGCATGCGTATTGGTCTGGGCATCTCCACGGTCCAGGACGAGGCCAGCAAGCTCGGAAAGGACTGGCGGGAAGTCGCCCTGCAGCGCAAACGCGAATGGGACTTCAACGCGGAACTGGGCCTTCCGCAACCGGGCACGAATACTCAGCGGAAAGACTCTTTCCAGGGCAACAACAACGATCAAGGAAACGGCAATGCCAAACCAAAAAAGTGATGAGGCCGAGAAGCCGACGATGATTCATTCGCTGCGGATGACGGCTATCTCTTCGTTGAACGGTCAGCCGGTTTTCTTGAACGAGCTTTCGCACGTCGAACTGTCGGACATGCTCGCGAATATCCGTTCGGGCGCCATCGTCGGCAAGGGCGTCGAAAAGAAAACGATGGACAAGATGGCGGCGCTGTATTTCAACGCGAACGACGAAAGTCCGATCGACTACGAGCGGTCGTACCTCTTTCGCGATGGCATCGCCTATATCCCGATTCACGGCCTGTTGTTGAACCGCCTGAGTTTCAGCGGATGGGGCGTGACCGGGTACGACTATATCCAGGGCGCGTTCTCGCAAGCCATGAATGCCGGCGACGTGAAAGGCATCGTGTTCGACGTCGACACCCCTGGCGGCATGGTGCAGGGCAATTTCGAATTGTCGGAGGAAATCAAGGCCGCACGAGGCCAGAAGCCGATGATGGCCGTCGTGAACGGGCAATGCTGTTCGGGTGGCTATTCGCTGGCGTCGGCGGTCGGACAAATCTCGGCAATGCCGTCGTCCGATATCGGCAGCATCGGCGTCTACATCATGCACATCGACGCATCGAAAATGATGGAGGACTGGGGGCTGAAAGTCTCCTTCATTCGCGCCGGCAAGCGGAAGGTTGAAGGCAATCCCTACGAGCCGTTGTCGGAGGAAGCGCGCACGCACATGCAAGCGGAGGTCGATACGACCTATCAAGAGTTCACCGCTCTCGTGGCTGAAAACCGTGGCATGGATCAACAGGCAGTCATCGACACAGAAGCGGGTGTTTTTTCGGCCGAGGAAGCGAAGAGTCTCGGCCTCATCGACAACGTTGCCACGGTGCAGACCGCATTGACGACGTTCACAACCGAGCTGACCGGCTCGTCCATTACTGACGGAGATATCGACATGAGCAAAGAAGACAACGAGGCCGGCAACGCAACGGCCATCCAGGAAGCGACCCAGAAGGCGGTTACCGCCGATCGCGAGCGCCGCAAGGGCATCACCAGCAGCGAGGAAGCGGTTGGCCGCGAGAAGCTGGCCGCGCACCTGTCGGACGAGACCGACATGAGCCTGGAAGCTGCGGTTGCGGTCTTGAAGGCATCGCCGAAGGAAGTGAAGTCGGCCGAGCCTGCACCGAGCCCGAAGGCCACCACGCCGTTCGAAGTGGCCATGGTGACGTCGGGGAATCCGCAGGTCAGCTCCGAGCAGGGCAGCGACGTGGAACTGACCGGCTCCCAACGTCTGTTGGCGTCGGCACGCAAGGCGAACGTCGGTCGCATCCGCAAGCCCGCATAACCGATTTCTTTTCGTCGCGTAATTTCGGCGGACAGAGAAATTCCCGAAACCTTTTTCAAAGGACAAAATCATGAGCGACAACGATCTGAACATCGCAAGCAACCGCTCGGAATCCCTGCCGGACCCCATCGACCTTTTCGCTGGCGACGGCGATATCAACACTGCGCCGGATATCATCGCCACCTATGCCACGGGGATCATTCCGCAGTGGGCGCCGCTGACCCGTGATGCGACCAGCAAGAAGCTCAAGCCGATGACCCTGGCGACCGAATCGCTCGACGGCATCACGGTGTATGCCGTGGACGCGCGCACGGCGGACGTCAAGCAGTCGGTCTACAAGGGCGGTTACTTCAACGCCAATGCCATCAAGTGGCCGGTGGGCTTCACCGAGGCGCAAGTATTGGCCCTGGCGCATGACAAGTACCTGTTCCGCAGCATCGGGGCCTACGTCGTCCCGGCGTAAAAATCGGCGTTTTCTTTCATACAGAAAAACGCACATTGCACTCACTCTGAAAAAAAGGAATAGCCGATGGACCTCTACACCCCGACCGAACTCGCAGGCGTGATCGAAACGATCATCCCCGAGCAGACTTTCTTCCTGGACAATTTCTTCCCGGACGAAAAAACCTTCACCACCGAGGAAATCGCTTTCGATCAGATCGAGAGCCGCATCCGCATCGCGCCGTTCGTGGCGCCGAACATGCAGGGCAAGCCGCAGGTTCGCAAGGGCTACACCACGAACTTCTTCAAGCCGGCTTACGTGAAGCCGAAGAACCCGCTCTATCCGAGCATGGCGTTCCCGCGTCGTGCGGGTGAGCCGATCGGCCAGCCGCTCTCGCCGCAGGAGAAGTGGGATGCGCTGATCGCGAAGGAACTGGCTGACCAGGAAGCCGCCATTCGCCGCCGCTGGGAGTGGATGG